ATCATACAAGCATTAAAAATAGGTTTAGCAAGTTACGTTGCAGCTCCACCACCGTACATATCTCCTGTAGATACAGTAAAGAGTAGATTAGAAAAACGGTTAGAATTGTACGGGATCATCGCAACTGGATTAACCACAATTTCATCAATAATAGGGTATATTCTTGGTTTAATTATAGATTATTTAAATAAATTAGATTTCCTAATTAAAGAATGCTCACAAGAACAGGATATACCTTTCGAAGCATTAAACGAAGAATTAAACAATTTAGCAGATCCAATCCTCATCAAACAGATGCAAGATAACGAGATTGTATATAAAGGATTTACTTTAAAAGTAGAGTTAACACCTATAACTGCAGGTACATACCAAAGTAGGGTAGGTATCGCTTACAACGCAACTGGAACTCCTGTACTTAAGACTCCAACCTCTTTCACTAGTAACCCTGAACTATTATTACAGCAGTTGCAATTAGTTATAGATACGCAAAATCTAAAAGCCAATTAAGAAATATTTATAAAAGATGGATACCAAATTATTTAAAAAACTCATCAAAGAAGCTGTAAAGGAAGCTATTCAGGAAGAAATGAAAGACATCCTATTGGAAGCAGTACGTGCTCCTAAGGCAGTTATTCAAGAAAGTTATGTTCAACCAGTTCAAACTTTAGCAGGTACACCAACCGCTCCTTCTATTAATGCTAGGGATAAGTACAAAGAGTTACTAGGTGGAATGATGGAATCAAGAAACGGAAACATTTCAATGACCTCTAACGATGCTGTAAACTTCGGAGCTCAACCTGGATATAGACCTCCAGCAACCGTAAACACAGCCGGTGAAGGATCTTCACTACCCCCTGGCGAGGTTAACCTAGACCAAATTATGGGTCTTATCAATAAGAGATAATGGCATTTAGAGTAGCAAATAAGTTCCCGATTGATACTAAACCTAGAGTTGCTGTAGGTGTAAGCATTCCATTTTCTTCACCGTCAGTATTTACTTCTACATACACTACTAAAGAACAGTTAAAATCGAACTTAAGAAACTACTTTATGACAAGCCCAGGCGAGAGGTATATGAACCCCCTCTTCGGCGGTGGTTTAAGAGATATAGTGTTTGAAAACTTAGAACAGAGGACTTTTGATATCGTAAAGCAAAGAGTTCAAGCAGATTTAAGTAAATATTTTCCTAATGTACAAATAAATGTATTGGATGTATTCGGTACTCCTGATGAGAATATGCTTATGGTATCCCTAACTTACAATGTTATTAATTTTGGTATAACCGATAATCTAGAAATAATTATAACCTAATGGCAGTTCAAAGAAATATAAAATACGTAAACAGGGATTTCAACAGTTTAAGAGATCAACTAATACAGTACACAAAGACGTACTTCCCAACAACTTATAACGACTTTACTCCCTCCTCCCCAGGTATGTTGTTTATGGAGATGGCCGCCTACGTTGGTGATATAATGTCCTTCTACCTAGATAATCAGATACAAGAGACCTTTATGCAGTACGCTCGACAAACTCAAAATTTGTATGAGTTAGCCTATCTTCTCGGTTACAAACCAAAAGTCACCGGTGCTGCTACTACTACCTTAGACTTCTATCAACAACTCCCCGCAATCGGTAACACCCCTGATTTTACTTATGCACTAACTGTACAACCTAACACTCTTGTAAAATCAACTACAAACCCTGCAATCACATTTATAACCGGAGATACTTTAGATTTTGCCTTTTCAAGCAGTACTTCACCCACTGAGGTTAGTATTTACGAAATTAACGGAACTACAGTAGAGAGTTTTTTATTAAAAAAATCAATAAATGCAATCTCTGCTACTGTAAAAACTACTACATTTCAATTCGGAGATCCAATCCCATTTGCAACTGTAGAGCTAGTAGATGATAACATAATAGGTATTCAGAGTATCGTCGATAGTGACGGTAATACATGGTATGAAGTATCACATCTAGGTCAAGATAGCATTTTTGACTCAATAAAAAATACAAATACAAATAATCCAACATACTCAACTGATAGTAATGTTCCTTTTTTACTACAAACAAAAGAAGTAGCTAATAGGTTTGTAAGCCGTTTTCTAAACGAAACAACACTGCAGATACAGTTCGGAGCTGGAACTGCTAATAATTCAGACGAAGAACTAGTCCCAAACCCAAACAACGTAGGATTAGGTTTACCTTTTGAAAGAGATAAACTAACAACTGCTTTTTCTCCTACAAACTATATTTTTACCAACACATACGGAACAGCTCCATCCAATACTACACTAACAGTAACCTATTATGTAGGCGGTGGTGTAATCTCAAACGTACCACAGAACGATCTCACAACAGTCATCTCAGACACAGTTAAGTTTAATATACCAGTTTCTGACGCTACAATAAGGGCAGATATCTTTAATTCTTTATTTGTAACTAACCCAGAAGCGGCTTCCGGAGGACAAGATGGAGATAGTATAGAAGAGATTCGGCAGAATAGCTTAGTGAATTTTCAAAACCAACTAAGAACAGTTACAGTTGATGATTATTTACTTAGAGCATTAAGTTTACCGTCGATTTACGGAAGTATTGCTAAAGCTTACGCTGAGACTGAAAGACTATCTGATGTACAAGTTGGTCAATCTCCTGCAAGCGTGGCATTGTATATAACTACCTATAACCGAGATAAGAATTTAGTTAAGGCTTCAGATGCAATAAAGAGAAATTTACAAACCTACCTATCGGAGTATAGAGTAATTAATGACACAGTAGTAATCAAAGATGCTTATATCATTAACATAGGTATTAATTTTGAAATAATAACATTACCCAATTATAATAGCAACCAAGTACTTCTACAGTGTATCAATGCTTTAAAAACTTTCTTCAATATAGACAACTGGCAAATAAACGAACCTATTTTACTAAGAGATATCTACGTTACACTAGACGAAATAGAAGGAGTTCAAACTGTTAAGAATGTTGAGATCATAAACAAAACAGGAGTTGGTTTAGGATATAGTGAATATGCTTACGATACACTAGGTGCAACTATTAACAATGTCGTATATCCCTCTATAGATCCCATGATCTTTGAAGTTAAATATCCCGACAGTGATATTCAAGGGAGAGTAGTTTCTCTTTAATTCCTATTTATAACAAATGGCAGTATATAAAATCTTCCCAGAGAAAGACGCTACCCTGTATAGTGAATATCCGAGCATGAACTCCGGTATTGATGAAATCATTGAAGCAACTACGGGAACTAACTTAGATGGAGGAAGTCCAACAGTTAGTAGGTTTGTAATTAAATTTAATCAATCAGAATTAGTAAACGTAGTATCAACTATCGCTTCTGGATCAATTGCTGCTAATTTAAGAGTTTTTGTTGCTAAAGTTGAAGGTTTAGGTCAAGAAACAACCTTGTACTGCTACCCCGTATCCGGTTCATGGCAAAATGGAACTGGTAAGTACTTAGATAGTCCCGCAACAGAAAATGGAGTTAGTTGGAATTTTAGAACTTCATCCGGATCAGGAGCATGGTCAACTTCGTTTGGAGTAACAGGAGCTACAGCTTCTTACTCCGCTTCTAACCCTGGAGGTGGTAATTGGTATACAAGCTCTGCTTATGCACAAAGTGCTTCTTACCAATACAGAAGTGATTTTGATATAAACCTGAACGTTACTAACATAGTAGCAGCTTGGACTAGTAGTATTCTAGTAAATGATGGATTTATCATCAAGCAAGATGATGCTGCAGAATTCTCAACAGATGAAGCTAAGAGAGTAGAATTTAAATACTTCTCAATAGATACAAATACTATTTATCCTCCACAGTTAGAAATAAAGTGGAACGACTTTATCTACAATACTGGATCATCTACACAGACAGTTATTAATACTGCTGACCTAGTAGCAACACTACCTAACAATACCGGAACATTTCATTCAGGATCTATTCAAAGATTTAGAGTTAATGTTAGACCACAATTCCCTCCGAGAGTATTTACGACAAGCTCCTTCTACACAACAAACTACTATCTACCAACAGCCTCCTTCTGGTCAATAAAAGATTTAGATACAAATGAAGTTGTAATTGACTTTGATAGTACTTATACTAAGATTAGTGCAGATAGTAATAGTAATTACTTTGATGTGTATATGAACGGCTTAGAACCAGAGAGATACTATCAAATACAATTAAAAACCACTGTAGCTGGAACTACGAAAATACTAGATGATAAGTATTACTTTAAAGTTATAAACGGGTAATGAGTGAAAAAATTACATTAAATAAAACTGTATTTGATAGGAATTCATTCATAAATACTATCGATACATCCTTTATACAAGTAACTCCAACAACCCCTACTTTACAACCAGTACCTAGCGTTTCAGAATTCTTCCAAACATACCAACAGATATTTTACAATATACCAGCTGAAGGAACGATTAACAGTCATGAATACTTAGTTAGAGTTAGCGGACAGTATATAAATGCAGAAAACTTTGATCAGAACCTAGAGCCATTAATCGCAGAAATCGACAGCCTTAGAGCGACGAACCTTGAACTTGAACGAAGAATTACAGAATTAATAACATCCGGAAGCCTCTAAT